ATCTTCAACATCTCCAGTAGGAATAACATTTGATGGAATTTCTTTAAATAATTTAATTTTTTCTGTTGAAACACCAACTTTAAACGTCCCATTTAAATTCAAGATTGAACTGCTTAATCCAGAAATAATAACATTATCACCATCATTTAATTGATTGTAAGTTGATTGGTATACTGCAATTGAACTAGTACCATCAAAGATAAAAATGCAATTTTCATAACGTTGCAAATTGGTGTCGATACTCAAAATATCTTTACCAACCAATGTCGATACTACTGCCTTAATTCCTGTTCCATTTGTATTATTATCATCAAATACGGTATAATCACCAATCTTATATCCATCACCACCACCCAAAACTTCCAAAGAATCTACAGAACCTTTAGTTACAGATTCAATAGATGAAAGTTGTTTAATAATTTCATTGGATTCAATGATAAAATCGTTATCTGCATATTCATCTTGAACTTTATATGGAAAAGTATTTCTTGCCAATCCAGAATTATTGAAATCAAAAGATTGATCTAAAATAAAGTTTTCATCTATAAGAGATGATCTATAAAAATCTCCAATAAAGTATGGATATGCTGGTTCCAGCTTATTTGTGATTACACTAGTGCTTACACCAGCAAAATATGCATACACTCCATTGGGAAATTCTGGAGTTTTGGCAAATCTTCCATTACAGATATCCAAGTCTCCAGAATTAGTATATACATAATCTTCAATAAAGAATCCAGCATCAAACCCAGATGGCCTATTATTAATATTATTTGCATCTAAAGTATAGGAAGTTTTTAGAATTTTTAATGCAGATGAGTTATCATTTGGTGTAGAATAACCATAAGGTCCATATATTGGATTTCCATCATAAGACCATCCAATGATCGGGGAGTGATTTAATCCATTGTCTGAAAATACGGATTCTCCAAAATCTTGAGAATATCCCAATAGGTTGTAAGATAAAGTATCTCCAAAATCTGAAAAATATTCTGTCTGATATTTAAACTGCCTATTCAAAGTCAAAGATCTAATCCTACAATCAAATAATGCACCGCTTCCCTTTGGATTAACTTGAAGTGAAGTATTTGTTGCAGTATATCCAATACCAGAGTTTATTACAACAACGTTGACTAATTTATTGTTTTCAATAACAGGTCTTAAAATAGCACCAGATCCACTTCCAGTAACAATAATATCGGGTGTGGAGTAATATTCACTACCTTTACTCATAACCTGGACAGAAGAAATTCTCCCATCAACAATAATTGGTTTTAATTCCGCATCTTTACCATTTTTGAGTGTTATTACTGGTTTTCTTTGTAAATTTAAAATATTGGAACCATAATCAGAACCAGATTCATAAAGATATGCATCAATTATTTTTCCAGAAATAACGGGAGTTAGTGTAAAGTTTCCAGAATATGTACTACCATAAGAAACATTAATATTGACACTGATATCTGGATACTTGAAGATATGATATCCAGATCCAGTGGAAGTTAGATTGACTACTTTACTTCTAATGTAGTTTGAAGTAATACTAGCTCCAATACCAGCATCTACCAGTTTAAACGAATTTTCATCGGACTTTAAAATATAATATTGATTGGAGGTTGATAATCCAGAAACTGAAGTTCCAGTTGTTGAGTATTCGACAAGATCTCCAGTATTAAATCCGTGGTTTTTAAATGAAACTGTATCGTAATATGTTGAAATACCTGAGGACTTGACATACAGTTTTCTAAATTGATATCCCTCTCCAGAATTTAAAACCGTAATAGACCTTAAAGTTTTCTTTGAAATGGTTCTGAATTTATGAATACCTGAAGTATTGCTAGTTGTTATTCCAATAGTATTAATACCTGCACTATAGTCGGATAATTTATTATACAATCTAATGGTCTTGGTATTAATGACCTTTGCATAATATTTTGAACCACTTATTAACGTTGATGTTGATGTAAAATTATTAGATCCTTTAAAAGTTCCAACACCTATTGGATTGTTTCCATTCTGACTATAGATAATTGGTTCACCATCCTTCAAGTTGTGATTGGATGTAAAGGTAATAGTCTCGTCACTAAAATCTATACCACCACCAAAGAAAATATCTCTACTATCAAATTGAAGTTCTCTGTATCTTTGACCAACAACGGGTTGAAGCAAACATCCACTACCATTGCCACCAGTTAAAGAAACTGATAAAATTTGATCCACATCAAAATCTTGGGGATCCACTAAAACAGCAGTTACAATACCACTAATAACTGGAACAACTAACGCTGTTGTTCCTATGCTTGGAGAAGATATTGTAATATTTGGTGGATTTACAACATCATAATCTTTACCCGAATTTAAAACATTAAACTCACTTAATGGTCCGTAATAGATCTTGTCATCAGATTTTGAACTAACAATCTCAACTCCATTGCATAAGAGACCTAATCTTGTGGTATTTGATGGAACGTGTCCAGAAACTGATAGTGATTGATTTAATGGAAATTTCCTTAAAATATTTTTAGATCCAACAAATCTTGCGGCATCTTTTTCCAAAATAAAACTATGAGATCCTGATCCAGTTGGAAGAGTATCAAACTCAACATAACTATCACCAGAAAGAAAAGATGGTGAAATGTATAATTTAATTTGATTTGTTGGATATGTTCCTACAAGTTTTACAAAATATCTCTCACCAGATATCAATCCTGGTATTGTAAGATTAGATGGTTTGTAAATAATTGCATCGCCATTTAAAAATGGAACATTTGAAGTGAATGAAAGAATTGAATATCTATATGTCTGAGTATTATATCCCTGCAAATAAGACCCATTTGCTTCTGCTAAGACAGATTCTGAAATATTTTGAGTTATTGTATAACTTGGTAGGGAATTTGATGCCACATATCCATAATCATTATTTTCGGTGTATACATTTAATACGTCAGAAATAATCTTAGAGTTTCCATACTGCAACTCAGCCCCCAAACTAGTTGCCTTTTTAATATTTCTTCTTATGTCATAATCTGCATATGGATCATATACAAATCCATAAATGTTTGATAGAATAACCTGATTGAGAGGTAAATTGACAGTTGAAACAGTTGCATTAGAAGCAACAACTATATTCGATCCTCTTTTTAAAATATCAACAGTATCTCCAACTTTCAAACTTGATTTATCAATTACACTTAAAAGTGTAAAAGTTGATCCAGAAATAGTGAAAACTTGATACCTAGAACTTGTGTTATAAATCCAGGAATTTGCAAATATTTCTTCATAAGTTCTATCAACAGATGGATTTTTAATGACCTTTCCAATATTCTTGATAGAAATTAATTCCTTTTCATCTGCCAAATAAATGTCCGATGTTGAAGTAAACTTAGAAAGAACTCCAGTAATTCTAAGTTCAACTTTTTTACTAGTATCTCCACCCTCATAACCATAGATTACTTCATCAGATTTTATATCCGAAATTTGAGATATCTGCTCAGTAACTCCAGAACATCCAAAAAACTGATTAACACTCTTAGATGTATAGTAAATTTTATTATTCCCAGAAATAATATTACCAGTTTGCCCAAATCCAATTGTTGAATCAACTGAAATAATTGAAGATCCGATTGAAACCGTTTCTAATGCTTTTGTTTTTCCTGGGATTGTAAATGTTCCTTCGATCAGATCTTTCTCATTATATCCAACAAACAATGAAACTTTATAATAAGTTTTATTTGTTCTTGTAAGAATTTCAACTTCCGATACTGATGCCTGTGTTCTTTCATCTGTAGATTTCTTAATTGTTTGCCCAACAAGTCTTGTTGGATCATCACCAGAAATTAATTCGGTAATTAGAACTTCTCTGCGAATAAACTTAGCAGTTGATGGTTTGATTAAAAAACTTTCTAAATCAATAACGCGAGCATCTTCTCCATAAAGAACATTAAATAATATTCGAAATGATTCTTGAATACCTTTTGCTTGATAAAAACTTCTTGCTTCTTTTATGAAGTTGCTTACATCAAGATCGGAGACGAAATCACTATTCTCTAATCCTGGAGTTAAGAAATACTTGAGTTTTTTATAAAACTCTTGCAGAAAAAGAGAACTTAAATTAGTTACCTTTTCATTTTTAGAATGGGAATCACTAGAAGAAGTTGAAAAAACTAAGTCATTATTATTTACTGAATCTGTGTAACTACTGATTCCAGAAGAATAATTGGTGATACCACTAAATCCACGAACACATCCAGTGAAAGTATTAGTCGTAACTCCAGTATATGTAATAATTTCATCATTGATCTTTAAAAGACCATATTGTGCAGGAAATCCTTTCGTAGAAGTTACAGTAACAACTCCAGCAGAAGATGAAATATCATAGGATAAAGTTGTTGATCCTGTGATAACTTCTGGAGTCAGATTATCTAACTTCAAATATTGATCTAGATTTTCTGCAATATCTACAGAACCACCTTGATATTCTTGCGAGATATAATATTGTTTTAAGAAATCTGCAGTTTTTGGTGATTCTTCAAGAATGAACTCTGGAAGTTGATTTTCAATGATTTCATTAATCTGTACTCTCTTCTCAAAATCAGATTCAAACATATTTTATTCCCTCTCTATTTTTCCGTTAGAATAACTTGAAGTATAGTAATCTCGTGTAAACACCACTCCAGAAACGTCCTCTCCAGAAGCAATAACATCTCTTACCATATTTATCTTACTATTTGAAACATCAAAACTCAAATAAAGATCTTTAAGTCCAACAATATCATTTGAATCTGGATATGCTTGAATTTCAATTATATTATTTTCAACATCTGTTGAAGTGATATTGACAGTTGTAAGTTTAATTTCACCATTCGAATAATCAACAGTTCCAACAGATTTCAATACAATACGATAATTATCATCAGTCGTCTTTGTAATTGCACTAATTATACCCATATTACTTCCATCAAGATTGCCATATGCATCTTTGTTTGGAACATCAGTCAAATATACTTTACCTTTCTCTCCCTGAATATAAAATCCAGTGCTCTTAATATTATATCCCTTAGGATCAATATGAAATCTATTACCAAAACAAATTTCATATTGAGCAAACTGATTTACCAGTGCCTTCATATCTCTTCGAATAATCACCTTGGTTATATTGGAAGAAATTGCACTATCAATTCTATCAATTAACTGAACAATTTTACTATACTTAAATCGTCCACCAAACTTATTAATGTCTACATTTTTAGAATAATCAACTAAACTATTGGTAATTGATGTTTTTAAATTATCGACATTTGAAACTTGTGCCGAATTATAATAAACAGAAGAATCAATCTCAACATAAAGAACTTTAAGGTCAATAATTTCCTGATTGATTCCTGTGATTGAATAATTCTTTAGTTGATTTAAGATATTATTTTTATCAAAATCTGATACATAACTACCATTTTTTGGTTTAATACTAATCACAACTGTTCCAAACTTTGGTGGATTTAATTCTTCTCCACCAACAACAGAAACTGATTCCGTATTCGGATAAATTTGTTTAATGATTGCCTCATAATCTCTGGAAGTTACAGATCTATATTGTGCAGAATATAGGCGAGGTGCATAATACTTAATTGATGCAAGATTTTCAATCTCGGCACCATTTGATGCTGAAGAAATTGTAGTTACTGTAATTGATCCAGATGGAATTACTCTAATATTTGCGGCGTTTAAAAAGTTTCCTTTAAAATCAAAAACAGATGGTCCATTTCCCCTTTCACCATCAGTTATAATATATTTGACTGTAATAACAGTTCCGTTTTCTAACTTTTTACCAAAAATTCCATCACCAAAAAGTATCTCATATTTTTCATCCTGAACCTCTTGTATCAAATAAACCTCAGATGTTGATCTAAGATTTAAAATATTATTTGCTTTAAAATATTCTCTACCCAATCCACTGTCATTGATACCTTTAATATACACAACAATCGTACTTGTATCAATGTATGGGTTATCGAGAATAAATCTTTGTGTAATTGAAGTATCTACAGTCCACTCTTTCGTTAATAATGAACCCTGGTAAATATATACTGGTGCCGAAGAAGATCCAAACTTAGCGATACCATTATTGATAGTTGTCGTAATATTTTCGGATATTGAGAATCTATAACTTGTATTTTCTGATGCTCCAACACACACTAAACCCGCTTCAAGCGTAAGTAAAGGACTTGTGCTTGTGGTTGGAACTTCGAAGGTAATTGCCGCCTTGGCGGCGGTTCTGGAGCGTGGTACGTAACCAATATTTCTTGCTAATGAGACAACATTTTCTCTGAGAGTTGCCGAATCCAGAAAGGATTCGTTCACAATCATATTGGAGTTAAATGCTGTAATATACGTATTATATGCTAGAGTATCGATGAGTGCTGAAAAGTTAGATCCCTCAAAGTCAAAATCCGTGAAGTTGGAGTTTGCGCGGAGATAATCCTTAATCGAAGCCTTGATCTGATCGAAATCTAGATTTGTAAATTGTGTAAAAGGCATTTTATTATCTTGTTGCCTCTAGTAAAAATGTAAATTGTTGTGTTGGAAACTCTTGACCAATAATATCAAATATAACTGTAACTTCAAAACTGTTGTCGTCGGGACGAGGAATCGCCTCAACAATCAAATTATTAACTCTAGGTTCGAAGTTATTAACTGTTGTTTTAATCTGATTTTCAACAATTGATGCAGTTCCATAATCAACAAAATTAAATAAGCTTCTGCGAACATCAGATCCCAGAAGAGAGTTGAAAAACCTTTCAGTGGGAATGGTTTCAACCAGATTTCTAACGGATCTGATGATTGCACGCTCATTTGTCAAAATAGGCAGATCTTTTGTCACAGGATGTGGATCAAAAGATAGACTAATATCCTTAAATGGTTTGGATATTCGCTTGACTGCCATTGAACGAAAGAATTCTTTGATTTATTTATACCTGACTCCAGGGAGAACCATAGTTTGGTTCAGTTCCATATTCCCAATCATCATAGTCTTCATCATTACGAATTTTTTCATGCAGTTCAATTTGCTTTTTAAAATCGTGCTTTGGTGCAAGATCGTGCATGATTTCTTGAATCACTCTTTTTGGTTTTTTACACTTACAATCATAATCAGTCACTAGTTTTGTGGTTCCCCACATATCATGCATGTAGTTTGAATCTCTATCTACGGGCAAATTGGACATTTTATCTCCTGTTTTAATGAATAAAACAGAACTTTTTTGGTAGGAGGTTGCTATCTCCTTGTTTCTATTTAACGATCTATTTCACGAATTGAATAATCATCAGAATTTAAATATTTTAACAACTCTAGTGCAATTAATTTTGGATTTCCTTCACCACAAGTATAGACATCGATTGCAATTGATCCTTCTTCTGGCCAAGTATGACACGAAACGTGACTTTCTGAAAGCGCAATCACGATTGTACATCCCTGAGGTGTAAAACAGTGCCGAAAAATGTTTAGAATCGTCATTCCAGCACGTTGAATTCCAGCAACCATCACTTCTTCAAGGGCAATTGCATCATTGATTAGATTGTAATTGACGTTATACACCTCCAACAAAAGGTGCTTACCCATTGAAAAGCGTTTCAAATCAATTTGCACCAAAAAATCTATTTATTTAACCCAAAATCCCTGGCGATCATAACTTAAATCCGCAATAAATGTGTATCCTTCAAAATTTTTATCTATTTTTTCACCCCAAACTGGTATTGCTACCGTATTTTGATATCTAAAGTTAGGATTTCTGCGAAATTGGACTTCAATTAGATGACCTCCAATAAATTCACAATTAATCCATTCATAATCTTTGTTTAAATTTTTTAAAATTTCGGGAAATTCAATTCTTCTTTCTATTTTCTCCCATTTTTTCCATTGATGAATAGGATCTTCCAAATCTTTTGTTCCTAAAATAATTAAATCCTGTTCTTGATAGTGATAATCAACACTTAAATGTTCTCCTTCGAAGATTTCACACCAAAATTCTGATGGATGCATATTATCGGTTCTTTTTTCTATCCATTCTTTACGAGCAAAACGACTCATTCCAAATAAATTAAAAGATGGACGCACAATATAAAAGTCGGGTTTAGGAACTGTGGTTCCTGCAGGACCACAAGTATAACCTAAACGCCGACCTAAAAATAATTTATTATATACCCAGAGATCTTCAGAATGTATATGATTCCATTCATCATCACACTCTAACAAATACATTTATTATCTACCTTGACCTCTGTACTTCTTACGAGCAGAGTTACGGGATGACGCGGCATATTTGGTATTAGAACCATTGCCTTGACAAGACTTTTTGGGCTTTGACTGAATGATAACTTTACCATTCGATGAGGAATGCTTTGACATAATGGTTATTCTTCAATAATTTCAGTAGTAAGATCTTCAGGATTTGGAGAACCTGTCTGATAGAATTCTACTGCCAGATCCTCCATAGTATTGAAATACTCTTCTTCTGTAAGACTTGTGTAAATCCTACGTCCATTACAGAGTATGTTATACATTTCGATGCTCATCAGATAACGCGAGTTTTTTCGTGCCCAACGCGAATGCGAGGATCACACCAAATCTCAAATCCTGCTTCCTTCGCATCCAAACAGAAAGAAACGTCTTCTCCACACATGTCCTGAACTTCTCCAGATTCGAAAACTTGCATCTTCGGCGCAAACCAAGGATACTTCATTTCGGAGTTCTCAAAGACACCGTGCTTGATGAGCAACCACCCAAATCCAGCATAATCAACGGTGAAAGGTTTGCGCCGCTTTGAGATACTTTCGATTGTCTCATGATTCATCACACCACCATTGTTGCGGAAATCATCTTCTTCCATCCAGTGGGCAACAGAAGTGGTGTGACCATCTTCAGTGCAATACCATCCAGATGCAATATTTTGATCCATTAGGACAAGTTGCCAAAACTTTTCAGTATTGAAAACAATGTCACTATCAATCCATAGTTGCCAGTCATAATTCAGTTTTCCATCCCAGGGAATCTGATCAGGTCCACGTAGAACATTTGCGCCTAGACACTTGCATCGGGCAAAGTTTACCATTGATGAATAATCTTGAGAAATTTGAATACTTGCTCCTGCCTGAACTAGATCAAAGCAGAGTTGCACAAAGTTCTTCAAGTAAGTGTAAGAGACACCTCTTCCAGGTAAGCAGAATACTACTGACTTACCTTTTACCATTTCTTTTGCAAGATTATAATCCCATTCGGGTTCTTTTGCTACCACGGGGGTTTTTGCTTTTACAGTAAATCCTTTAGTCATAAGTTGATTAATTTACATCAGTATCATACATCATTATGTATGGTTTGTCAATGGGAAGAATTTAAGGATGTTTCTTTTGAAATTGACAGTTCCTCATAAGTGAGATCTTCAATATTATAATCAGTTTTCATCAAACCCACCATATTTCTGATGGTCTTCCATGTTACTTCAAACTCTTCTTCATTGATTGAATGAAATAGGCATCGGTCTTTTGCGTATATGTGATAAATTTTACTCTCAGTCATTTTCATTCTCACTTAGAATAACTTCGCCACATTCAACGGAAAACTTAATTCCCGTGTCCTCATACCAAGATAATTCATTGGCGATCCACTCTGGAATCACAAGATAATATTCACCATTAATCGGATCGACTTGTATAGGTTGAATATTATTTTCGGAATTTTTTTTCATTCTCTGTATTGTTTTTTTCCTTTTCATTTTTATATAGTAATGTAAACTTTTATAATATGTGTGGGTTGTGGGCGTATTTTTTTATGGGCGGATTTTTTTGTTTTTGAGTGTTATATAATGATCGCTTGGGTAACACTTTGTAGGTTAGGGTAGTGTTGGGTTTTCAAATACGGCGCCCGCCGCCACGCCCCCCAAGGGCGGGGGCACTGCCTCTCACGAACACACGAATGGCGGCACTGCCTCAGCGCACGTCGCCCAGGGCACTGGCGCTGGTGCTCATGCTGGTCCCCCTGCTGCCAGCGGCACCGCCATGAGTGCGGACCCTGCTGCTGCCGCCTTTGATCCGATCTGCCCAACGGAG